ATACGAGGTAGCGTAGCGTCTCGTGGGCTCGGAGATGTGTATAAGAGACAGGTGGCATCTCTGCGGGTGACCGGACCGGATTGGGTGTCGTATCGGGGCGACTTGAAGATGGATCAATCCCAGGCTGCGGAAGTAATGCGGAGGGGGTTCAGCAAGCACAGTGGAGCGGCAATGAGGCTGGTTCTCAATGGCGGCAGGGGAGCGGTACGGGATCTTGTACAACTCGACCCCCTTGCCCGAGGGGTTGTTGGCATCGCAGATTCGGACGCTTGCAACGGGTGTCTTTTCTTAACGAATCCAATAATGAAATCTGCTGGGGAAAAAAGAATGGATGCCGTTTCTGTGGGCCATGATTTCTGTACTTGCAGTGCAAAACCAATCTATTAGCTATAATCTGCTACACTATTACTTAGTAGGGATAACAATTCCCGTAGAGCAATCAGTCTTAACGCCCACTAGGGGCGGTTTGGTACACGCACGCCATTAAAGTTGCGGAAGGAAAAAAATGGAAAACGATATTGAGGATATTGCCGTCAATTTGGCTGACGGCGTTTCGGAAACCATTTCCGAAGATTCCCCCGCTGAGCCGGTAACAACGGAAGAGCGGGAATCGGAAGAGAAATTCATATCCCAAAATGAGCTTGATCGCATCTTACAGAAGCGATTGAAGCGACAAGAAGAGCAGTTGCTGAAGAAGTATTCCGACTACGACCAGAGAGTGGAAGAGTCGGAATCTTTTCGCAAGCTTCAGGATGAAAAATCCACTGACGCGGAGCGTTGGGAAAAGGAGCGAAACCAGCTTATCTCCTCACTGAAGGAGAGAGACGAGAAGCTTACTAAGCTTGAAAGGTCGAACCTCATCGCTGACCTTGCCAGCGAAAAGGGTTTACCCAAGAGCATGTGGAAGCGAGTCCAAGGCGAGAACGAAGATGAAATCGCTGACGATATGGACTCCATCATTAAAGACCTGGGCCTAAAAGCCGACAGGGAAGCAAGCAAGGAAAAGACGTCAAGCACGCCCCGCAAGCGGAGTGCGTTCTATGGCGGCGGTGGGGAATCTGAGGACCCTGACCCCGACACCGATTCCATTGTCGCAAAAATCCCGCGTGGGCCACAAATCCGTGTGGACAAACCCCGCGCTTACAAGTAAGGAATAACTTACAACTATGGCTAATCAGTTCCTTAAGCCGACAGTTGTGGTGGACACCGCGATCAAGCTTTTGCAGCGCGAAATCGTTCTCCCGCAACTGGTTTGGCTTAACGGTCTTGGTGACTTCAGTGGGAAGTACCAGGACACCATTACAATCCGCGTGCCTGCCCGTACTCACGGTCAACAGCGCACCTTCCGCGGTACCGGTTCGGCCCGTAACCTCGTCACTGAGGATCTGTCGGAGAACGCCATCCCGGTTACCCTCGACCGCGACATTTACCATGCTGTCGCACTCACCGATGAAGAGTTGACGCTCGATATCCACGACTTCGCCGGTCAGGTTCTGAACCGTCAGATCCGCGCCGTTGCACAGAAGTTGGAGGACGGCATCGTTGAGACGATGCAGGGTGCCAACTACGCGCAGAACAACATGCAGGTAAGCACCACCGAGGGCAACCTGTGGCCTGCCATCGTTGAAGCACGCCGGAAGCTTAACGACAAGTTCGTTGACCGCGCTGGCCGCGTTCTCGTTGTCGGCTCCGCTGTCGAGGCTGCGTTCCTGAAGGACGCACAGTTCATCCGTTACGACGCAACTGGCGATTCGCCCAACACCGCTCTGCGTGAGGCGATCATCGGTAACGTCGCCGGTTTGAATGTTGTTGTCTCCGACGCACTTCCGCACCAGGACGCGTTCCTGTTCCATCCCACAGCGTTCATCATGGCGACCCGCCCACCGGCAGCTCCGCGTGGAGCTAGCTTCACCTCCGCTGCTACCGCAGCTGGTTTGGCTATCCGCTGGCTGATGGACTACGACTACAGCGCGACGACCGACCGTTCGCTGGTTGACACCCTGGTTGGCTACAAGGCGGTGTCCGATCCGGTTGACGGTTTCGTTCGCGCCGTGAAGCTGCACCTCACCTCCACCGGCATTACCGTTGCCGGTACCGCTGCGGTCAATGCCGCTACGGGTGCCTCGCACACTTCGCAGTTGGCGGCTGTCACCAACTATGGTGACGACGTGACCAGCAATGCGGCTGTCACCTGGACCTCTTCGGTTCCGGCTAAGGCAACCGTTTCATCGACCGGTCTGGTGACCGGTGTTGCTGCTGGCACCACCAACATCACCGCGACCTACGACGGCGTTACTTCCGCCAACTTCGTGGTCACCGTTTCGTAAATGGCTCTCACTGACCCCTTGGTGGACGTGAGCGACCTCGCCACGTTCATGCGGACCACTTTCAGTGGTCCGGAAGAGGACCAGGCAATCTTGGTTCTCAAAGTTGTCAGCGCATATGTGCGCACTCTGGGTCAGAAGAACTGGAATAACACGGATCTACTTCCGCCAGGTGATGTGGTTGGGGTTGTACTTTCAGCAGCCCGTAGGGAACTGAACAACCCCGACCGCATCATCTCGGAAACCATGGGTCCGATTTCGGTTACCAGACAGCCACCACCAGATGGCTTTTTCACCAAAGGTGAAATGGCGATCATCCGGAAGAAATCTTCCGGTGCTATGTACACAATTCCATTCCGCCGTGAGGACGACCGCTGGGCCGTGGGATACATACACATGACCTACGACCTGTCTGATGAGCCTTTCCCCTACTTCGATCAGTGGGATCCCGGCTACTGGGGGACCATCCACCCATGACGGTCCGCGGCGGCTACACCATTGAGGTGTACCGATCCACCGGAAAAGATCGCTATGGAGATGGCGATTTGAGCCTAATCGGGACCATCAAGAATGTGATCGTTCAGTGGGGTTCGGCAAATCCGATAGATAGAGCCGAAGAGGTGGAATCTATGTCCACCGTTGTCTACTGCCCTCGTGATGCCGATATTCGGCTCATGGAAAGGGATAGATTCAAGCTGAACGGCGAAGGCGAATGGTGGGCGGTAATCGGAAATCCTTCGTGGGATCAGAACCACCCAATAACCGGAAACAACCTCAAATATTACATGGCACAAGTTCAAATGAGGGTGTAAATGGGTCAGGAAGATACCCGACTACGGCATATTTATCCAAATCCCGAACTGGAAAAAATCCTTATCGGGGATGAGGTCAGAAAAAAGGTTGCGGATGTAACTTCTCAAGTTCTCACCGCCTATATCAATCTCCTTCCCGAATCCGAAGCGGATCTGAAGGTTCCCGGCAGTGGAGAGCGCAACCTGAAAAGGGGGGCGAACATGCGGATGGTGGTCATGGACTCCGGGGAAGGACCCCGGTGGCATGGCTGGGTTATCAACACGGCACTCAGTTATCGCCCCCAAAAGGGCAAACCATACCCAAGGTATATCGAATACGGGAAACCCACCAGGGATATTGACGGGGGTCATCAGCTTCGTGAAGCTGCCGCCCTCATAGCTGGTGGATCCGCATGGATTCTTGGTGCTGAACTTCCCACCAATTGGGCGCACAACCCCAAGGGCAAGGGAAGTCAGATAATTAACGCAAAGGGTCAGTTCGCTAGGGATCCTAGAAAGCCACCCGCGGATAAAAAGAAGCGGCGTAGGAAAACTTCAAAATGAGTTTACAACTTCCATCTTGGTACCAGGGCGGCTTCGTTGATATGGAAGCCCTGCTTTGCGATCTATTCACTTGGCTGCTCGGAGATGAAATTCCTGTAGTAACATGGTTAGTAGAGGACTATTACGTTAATCCAAGACCGGTGATTAGGGTCCACCGCGCCTCGGGTTCAGCAGTTGATGGAATGCCATTCGACCACGCCGTCGTACAAATCGGTGTTTTAAGCCAGAGTCGTCACGACTCCTGGGAACTAGCCGGGTTTGTTCGTCAAGTAATGGCAGCATGTTCAGGCGGTTTTAAGGTTCCCCGAAAAGACGGGAATTTTACGCAGATAAATTCTGTGGAGGAATGGGCTGGCCCCGTTCAAGCATTAGATGAATATGTCGATGACAAGTTCGTCTCCATAAATTACCGAATTCTGGTTCGTGAACCCCGGCAGTTTTCACCGGACTACTACCGCCAGATAATGAATACCCTCCCATCTTAAGGAAGAAATGGCTATCTTTGAGAACATTCGCAATGCCAAGCAGGAGTTGGTGCTTTCCAGCCTCCACTTGGCCGTGCTGTTCGCCCCCCTGACCACTCCGTCCGTCACCACCCTGGAAGGTACGACCGGCGACCTGATCGACCTGTCGGCCTACACCTCGGCTGGCATCATCGAGAAGTCCGCTGGCGTGAACATCGGAAACGATGACTCGTCAAACGAGGTCGATGCTTACGGTGACGGCGATCCCGTCCGCAGCATCATCTCCAAGCGCGTCGTGAGCTTCCAGGCTAACTTCTTGGAAACCAACTACCAGACGCTTGAGAAGTTCTGGGGAACGTCGCTTTCTGCGGTCACCCCATCCACTTACGGCGGCGTTGTTATTCAGGCCCCGAACATCCCTCGCAGCAACTACTACCGCTGCATCCTGCTGGGTCAGGACGACTACAACGGCCTGGACATTTTCCCGTACTGGATCATGCCCAAGGTGAAGTTGGATAAAGTCGATAACCAGCAGATGAAGGATGATGGTGCCATTGGTTATAACATGACCTTCAAGGCGTACCGCGATTCGTCTGCCGGTTTCACCATTGCTAACGGTTTCTGCGGTGCCGGTTGGACGCACTTGGCGGCACGCGCCGGATTTGGCAACACGGTATCCACCTTGTCGGTCACCAACTCCGCAACGTTCGGTGGTACTTACACCGCTGGTGCGATTTCTGGCACGGTTTCTTCGGCTTCGGCTGCGGACTTCGCGCTGAAGGTGCTGAAGGTTGTTGGCGACAACGGCATCGACTACAGCGGCAACGTCACCTACACCGTGGGTACGGGCTTGACTGGCAAGGTCAAGGTTGTGTACACGCAGGCCGGTGGAGCGC